TCTGGCAAGAGAAGATAAAGTGAAATGCTTGCATTTTCTAATGATTATTATGGAATGATTTTTAGGGCAACACAATCCGTCGAATTATTTTGCGCTTACTTTGGTTTCATACCCATCGCCTCTAAGCAGGATATCAGGCATCCAGTCTGGGGATCTGCTCATGATACTGCAGATGGATTTGTAATCAACATCTTGGCTACATTCGATGATAAGCTCATCATGGACATGACCACAGATGAAGCAGTGGGAGAGGTTACGCATAGCAAAACAGAGAAGGTCTCTGGAGACTGCCTGCACAATGTTCTCTACGAATTTCGGGCCGTAGCTTTCGATTCGTTCCCATTTTTTAGTGGAGCCGATGCCTTCATAGGTTACGGATTCACCGCCGAATCGATTTTCTCCGATACGAGGTTTGACGTAGCTAAGAGTTCTACCGGAAGGAAGCTTGATGAAGAGTATCCCACTTCGACAGAGGAATTTGATTCCGTTTACCTCTGTAGGAATCTTCATTTTTATAGTAGTCTTTACGGCATTATCCACATTCCACCAGAAGGCAGTAATATTTGGATTGGAGGCACGCCAGGAATCAACAAGTGGCTGAAGTTCATCCTCTGTTAATCCCATATCCAAAGCTCCCATAGATATAAGAGCACCGACGGAACCACCATATCCTAAGGCAAGCTCTGCGATTTTACCCTTCTGTCTGAGATGTGAATTGATACCGTGCTTTTCGACCGGTACTCCAAACATCTGACTGGCGGAAGCACAGTAGATATCTTTACCTTCTGCAAATATTTTGGAACGCCAGGATTCACCAGCGAGGTGTGCAAGGACTCTGGCCTCGATTGCAGAGTAGTCAGATACTACGAATTTGTATCCCGGTCTTGCAATAAAGGCGGTACGAATCAGCTGGCTTAAAGTATCTGGGATATCATCGTAAAGCAGTTCCAAAGAATCATAATCACCGGTACGGACAAGTTCACGAGCATCAGCAAGGTCATTCATATGATTTTGCGGTAGGTTCTGTAACTGAATCAATCGTCCGGCCCATCTTCCTGAACGGTTTGCACCGTAGAACTGAAACATACCGTGAGCTCTACCATCTTTACATACTGCATTTTGCATAGCCTGGTATTTTTTTACGGAGGATTTTGCAAGCTGGAGCCTGAGTTTCAATGCGGTAGCCACATCACCATCAGTATTTTTTATCATAGCAGCCACGTCCTTCTTACCAAGGGATTCTGCTTCAATACCATGATCAGAGAGCCATTGTTTCATCTGAACTACGGAGTTTGGATTATCGAGGTTCGTGATATTTTGCATGGATATCATAAGCTCTGACTTGGACTTTTCATCAAATGCGATAGCATTTTCTACTACATCCATATCCAGCATAATTCCACGGTCATTGATTTCCTGGTCGAGATGGTATTCTTCCCATACGAAGTCAGGGACCGGGAATTTAGATAATCTCTGTTTAATCGCCATTTCTACGTCAACATCACGTTTGTTATAGGTTTTGAAGATTTCCCATTTATCAGGGGCATGCTCTGGAAGGTTTCTGGTTCTGCCGCCATTTACCTTAGTCGGCTTGCAAGGGCAGCAGAAGTATTTGATGAGATCTTTGCCTTCCTTCATTTTCTGATCTTGTAGTTTAAGGACTGCACCGACACCTTCAAGGGAGAGCGGTAAGCCCATATAGGCTGACCATACCATGGTACACTTCCATGAGGATGGATCCAGATATTTGGAAGCAGGATCTTCGGGAATACGATAGCCCTTGAAGTGTTCGGGGTGATGTCGTTTTAACCAATTGGATAAACAGATTCTTTCAAAATTGGCATTGAAAGCCCATTTTGTAACAGTATCATCAGATAAAGTTGCAAGGATATCATCAGGAATGATATCACCACAGGCAAGATCAAATACTTGTACTTTACCGCCATCTATGGATACACCGAACAGTAGTATTTCAAAATTATCAGACTCAGCGTACTTGTAAGCTCCGCATTTGGAGATATCTACATCGCTATAGGTCTCTAAATCAATTGACATTTCTTTTATCATAATCTCATTCCTTTATAAAAATGGCAGCAGCACCGGAGAGTACTGCCGCCTTGACATTAGTTTCCTTTTGGGGTCTGCTCTTTTGGCTGGAACCATTTTGCCTTTGGGAAAAGCCAGTGAAGGAAACGTTTTGCAACATCCAGGAACCACTTCCAGATTGCAGCAAGTCCCATTAACCAGAAACCGGCTAAGAAGCCTAAAAGGGATCCGCGGATAATAGCATCTAATATTTCGTTAATAGAATCCATAGTCATAATATTTTACCTACTTTCTTTGATTGTCACAGGCGGCAGCAGTATTACCACCGCCTGCTTGGTTGTCGTTGTTACGTTTGATTTATTCAAGGAAATCGTCTTCTTCATCAGAAGCGAAGTCATCCTCAGCTCTGGACTTGCCGCCAAGAGGTTCACCGTCTCGAAGCTTCTGGAGATTATTGAGACCGCAAGCAATTCCCTTGTTGCCATTGCTGTTGAAAGCATAGAGGTTGATGGAAGCTCTTCCATAGACACCGGAATACACTTCGGATCGCTCAAGGATAGGCTGACGGTCTGCATCCACGATGCCAGGCGCAGAAGCGCTGTTCGCATTGATGAAATATGCATTTGCATAAGCCGGATCGTCAGGTCTCTCTAAATCACCGTCACGAAGAGGTGTTTTGAGGATGGAGAGTGCAGGAACGGTCTTACCATTTCCCTTAAGCTTGCTCTGACCTTCCTCATAAGCGGCTTCGATAGCTGCCTTAATCTTGTTAACGGTTACGGTGTCGGACTTGGGAATGATGAGAGAGACACTGTACTTCGGTGCGCCTCCGTTGATGCTCTTGGCATCCCATACATTCGCATAGCTCCAACGTGTGTTTACTCCTGTGATTACCTTTGTAGGGTTCTGAATCTTTGCCATAATATTGGCCCTCCTTTATTTGTCTTGTGGTATAAGTCCACGGAATCATTTCGTGCTTTGCACTTTCATGATTCCTACGTAAATTCGCAATCCGCCTTATCAGGCTACTTGCTCATTTCCGTTGTCGTCTCTAATGCTTAAACAGATATGTCTGCGAGCAGCCAATCTGTTTTAAGCATTGAGACTGGACTTATACGCTAAAATCATCTATTGCTGTATTCATTGCCGGTCTTTTATCAGATTCCGGTACCAATGTTGGTTTACCTGGTGGCTTATACACAAGCTCACCTAATAGCTCTTCGAATTTCTTCTTTCCGAGCATTGTGCTCATGGCAGTGATGCTAAGAAGCTTTTTCTCATACGGGTCGTAGCCCGCGTCTTTTACTTTGGATGCCACAGCGGCTTCATCAGTAAATTTTCTATTGGATCTTCCTGCTACGATTTTCCAACCATCGAAGTGAACACCAGACTGGGCCTGCTGTAAGGCATATTCTTTGATGTCATTTCCCCAGGAAATCATTTCATCCACCTTTGCTAAGATTGCAGCAATTTCAATGTCATCCAGGGTGGCAGGCATTTCAAAGTCATATTTTGCAAGCTCCAGATTGTACTCTGCACGCTTTCGGCAGGTGGCTTTTACCTTACAGAACTGGCAGTGGTCACCAGCTTTGAATTCGCCTTCGCCTATATAGGCAAGCTGTGCGGTAGGTGCCAGAACTTCGTCAGCCCATTTCAGAAGCTTCTCTTTGGAAATGGTGTAAGTACTGATATTGTCACGTCTTGGCTGGAAAATGGTCATCTTTATCTGATGGATGTCGTAGAGATCTCCGAAGGCTTCTAAGGCACCTAAGGCGTAGCACATCATCTGACTGTTTCCACCATGTTCCTCATCACCGGCACTTACCAGGATACCGAGACCATGCTTGTAATCAATGATCTGTAGAATTTCATCTGCAACGATGACACAGTCACCGGTTCCAAAGCCGTTTTCAACCCAGCGGGAGAAGTCCAATCTCTGCTCAATCATGACCTGCGGATCCTTGCAGAATTCCTTGGCTGCTTCGATTTGTTCCAGGACATAATTCCTGTATTCCTCTGCGCAAATTTGCATTTCAGCATCGTAGAAGGTCAGGTTTTCTGTCGGATCAGTGACAGCTCTGCCAAGTGCTTTTTCTACAAGGTAGGCGCACAGCTCATGACAATCGGTTCCCTGCTGTGCATATTTGGATGTTTGATCCGCAATATTGGCACAGAGCTTTGCGCTTGGTGGGCAGGCTAACCATCTGTGACTGGCAGAAGCAGAGAGATATGCGTGTTTAGGCATTTCCAATCACCTCGGCTTCCTTAAGAAGGGCTGCATAGTCATCAGGATTTACCTGCTTTAACTGCTGAGCACCATATTTCTCAAGAAGCTCCTTGACTTCCTTTTTATATCCGGCGGCTGATTTAGAAGCGAGCACGGCACGAACATCTTCCTTGGTGTAGATAGGTTCTGGTGCTTCCTCAGCTTTAGCCGGTTCAGGAGCCTTGGTGGCTTTCTTGGTTGACTTGGGTTCTGTTTTTTCGGGTGTTTCTTCGGTAGAAGAGAAGATGTCTTTGATTGCGTTAGCAGCTTTGATCATTCCTTCGCCGCAGGCAATCATTTCATCAAGAACCTGAGATAATTCACTCATTTTGCTCATCTTGTTTTCCTCCATTTTCTGTATTCTGTTGTCTTAGATTGGCTGCCAGTCGTTTGGCTACAACACTGATTGCAATGAGAGTGTCAATAAGCTCTTCATCGATGGACGGTGTAGCCTGCTGGCTTTTATCAATCGTTTCTGTCTGCATCTGCAGCACCTCGCTTTCCGAATGGCTTTCGTGCCTTTCTATCTTCCTAAGCGCATCTGGAAATTGTTTTTCCGGTCGAGAGCATATTTTTTTGAAAAAAAGTTTTGAAAACAGTCAGGGCATTTTTTACTTTTATAAGGAAGAGATACTGCTCTGGCTGTTATTTTTTTGCAAATTTTGTCCTACGACCGGAAAAATGTAGGTTAAACCCGCTTAGGAAGTTAGGAGGATTTTGTTCCTTACTTTATAGAAACGAGGTTTGAGATATGCAGGTAACGATTTTTACAGCAAACTGCATTGGCCAGGCCGCAAACTGCAGCTACCCGAACCGGGTGACGGTGAGTACGCCGGAGCAGCTTCGGGAGGCGGTGAAGGCAGATCATGTTTGTGCAGAGTACAAAGGAAGCTATCGAGGTATTGGTAATTTCATTCGTTCAGATGTGATTGTCATGGATATTGATAATGACCATTCAGAGGAACCGGCAGAGTGGATTACGGCTGAAAAGCTGGAGAAAATATTCCCTGATATGGAATATATGCTTGCTTCCAGTAGACATCATTTGCTTCCGAAGGAGGGCAAGTCTGCCAGGCCGAGATATCACATCTATTTTCCTATTTCAGAGATTACAGATGCAGAAGTGTATGGAAATCTGAAGAAGGCGTTGCAGAAGGAGTATCCCTTCTTTGATGGAAATGCATTGGATGCAGCAAGATTTATCTTCGGTGCTGATTGTGAAGAAGTATTGGTACATGATGGCTGGATGACTATTGATGAAGAAATTGATGTCAGTCAGGTAGCTGAGGAAGAAGATTTTGATTCCGAGGATTCGGAGAGCGCATCTGGTGGGCAGATTCTGGAAGGTAGCAGAAATAATACTATGAGCCGTTTTGCCGGGCGTGTGCTGAAACGCTATGGAATTACGGAAAAGGCACACGAGGCATTCTTAGAACATGCAAAGAAATGTGATCCGCCGCTACCGGAGTCGGAGCTTAAGACTATCTGGAACAGCGCAGTGAAGTTCTTCAAGAAAAGTATTGTGAATCAGGAAGGGTATGTGCCACCTGATGAATATAACGCAGATTTTGAAAGTGCTTCATTGAAGCCTGAAGATTATTCGGATATCGGACAGGCAAAGGTGTTGGTTCGAGAGTATGGAAATGAATTGAAATATACCAGTGCTACAGACTTTTTAAGGTTCGATGGCGAATGTTGGCGAGAGGATAAGCAGATGGCGATTGGTGCTGTTGAGGAATTCTTGGATCTGCAGCTTCAGGATGCTATGGATGAAGTGGCAAGAGTTGAGAAGGCGTTGGAGGATGCAGGTGTACCGAAGGAATCTATCCAGGCTGGCCCGAAGGAGCTTTTAAAAGAGGTAGATGGAAAGCTTATTCCTTTGGTTTATATGCTGATGGGTGCTCAGACTTATCTGAAGTTTGTTCAGAAGAGACGTGATTACAAATATATTGTGTCTGCGGCAAATACGGCGAAGCCGATGATTGCTATTTCCGTGTCTGATTTGGATAAAAACGAGAATCTGATTAACACACCTTATGCAACCTATGACCTTCGAAAAGGGCTTGCAGGGGAACTGCCGCATAATCCTGAGGATCTGATTACAAAGATTACTGCGTGTTCTCCGGGAGAGGATGGGAAACAGATATGGCTGGATGCCTTGAATCTTTTCTTCTGCAAGGATCAGAAACTGATTGATTATGTGCAGGAGACGGTTGGCATGGCTGCAATCGGTAAGGTTTATCAAGAGCACATGATTATTGCTTATGGTGGCGGTGCCAATGGTAAGAGTACCTTCTGGAATACCATTTTCAGAGTGCTTGGAAATTATGCCGGAAAGCTTTCTGCTGAGGCATTGACTATGAATTGCAAGAGAAATGTGAAGCCGGAGATGGCGGAGCTTAAGGGAAAACGTCTCATCATTTCTTCGGAAATGGAGGAAGGTATGAGATTGAATACCGCTGTGGTGAAGCAGCTTTGCTCTACGGATGAGATTCAGGCAGAGAAGAAGTATAAGGATCCGTTTTCCTTTGTACCGTCACATACATTGGTTCTCTATACCAACCATCTTCCAAAGGTAGGAGCCAATGATGACGGTATCTGGAGAAGGCTGGTGGTCATTCCCTTCAATGCAAAGATTACAGGTAAAAGTGACATCAAAAATTATGCGGATTATCTGTTTGAGCATGCTGGTCCTGCGATTATGAGCTGGATTATCGAAGGTGCGAAGAGGGCGATTGATAAGAATTTCCATACAACACTTCCAGATGTCGTAGAGGCTGCTATCCAGGCATATCGCGAGGACAATGACTGGCTGGGGCAGTTTCTGGAGGAATGCTGTGAGATTGATCCATCTTATAAGGAAAAATCGGGTGAACTGTATCAGGCTTACAGAGCGCATTGCATGCAGAACGGCGAATATATCCGTAGTACCACGGATTTCTATTCTTCGATGGACAAGGCTGGCTATAACCGTATTCGCAAGAATACCGGAGTGCAGGTCGTGGGATTGAAGCTTAAGGAAGGACAGGATTTTTTGGAGTAAGAAAAAGCTCTTTTGTGTAGGTCGTTAACCTCAGTACATAAAAGTCCCTTTAGGAAGAATTTGAATAAATATCTGCTTAAGAGAGTTTTACGGAACGAGGTACTCGACCTGCACACCTGTTAAGAATGATGGAGGCGTGCAATGCGTGAAAAATATATTGAACAGAAATTAGTGAGAGAAGTTAAAAAGCGTGGTGGCTTGTGTGAGAAGTGGAATTCCGGTTCATCGGGCTGGCCCGACCGACTTGTTTTATTACCTGATGGGAAATTTGGGTTGGTGGAAGTGAAGGCGTCAGGAAAGAAACCAAGAGTTTTACAGGAGCACAGGCATGACCAGCTAAGGTCTCTTGGATATAAAGTATTCGTCCTGGATGATGCAGGACAGATTGGAGGGATTCTTGATGGAATACAAACCGCATGATTATCAGCAGTTTGCAATCAATTATATATTAGAACACCCGATAGCAGCCGTGATACTTGGGATGGGACTTGGTAAGACCAGTATTACGTTGACAGCTATTGAACAGCTTATTTATGACAGCTTTGAAGTAAGTAAGGTTTTGGTGGTGGCGCCACTTCGAGTTGCAAGAAATACCTGGAGTGATGAGATTCATAAGTGGAATCATCTGAAACACCTGAGATATTCCATTGTTCTTGGTTCAGCAGCAGAGCGGAAAAAGGCTTTGGAGGCGGATGCAGATATTTACATTATTAACCGTGAAAATCTGCAGTGGTTGATTGAACAAAGTGGAGTGAATTTTTTCTGGGATATGGTAGTTCTGGATGAGCTATCCAGCTTTAAAAATTGGAACAGTAAACGCTTTAAGGCTTTTATGAAGGTTCGCCCGAAGGTAAAGAGAGTAATTGGACTTACCGGAACGCCTTCCAGCAATGGACTGATGGATCTGTTTGCAGAATTTAAATGTCTGGATATGGGAGAAAGACTTGGCAGATTTATCAGCCAGTATCGTGTGAATTATTTTGTGCCAGACAGGATGAATGGTCCGATTGTTTATTCTTATAAGCTAAGAAATGGAGCTGAGGAACAGATTTATGAGAAGATTTCCGATATCACGATTTCTATGAAAGCCTTGGATCATTTACAGATGCCGGAGCTTATTAGTAATGAATATCCGGTTTATATGAATGATGAGGAAGCGAAGCTTTATGCGGACATGGAAGAGGATTTATTTATTCCTTTGAAAAAGGGAGAGATTACAGCAGCAAATGCAGCGGCTCTTTCCGGGAAGCTTCTTCAGATGGCAAATGGCGCTGTGTATTCCGATGATGGCGATGAGATTGTAATCCACGATCAGAAGCTGGATGCCCTTGAGGATATGATTGAAGCGGCAAATGGCAGATCTGTTATGGTGGCTTATTGGTTCAAACATGATTTATCAAGGATTATGCGAAGACTTACTGAGAAAAAGATTCCTTTTGAAAAATTGGATTCTGAGGAAAGCATCAGAAAATGGAATCGTGGGGAGCTGCCTGTGGCATTAATACATCCAGCTTCTGCCGGGCATGGTTTGAATTTGCAATCAGGTGGAAATACCCTGATTTGGTTTGGACTTACCTGGAGCCTGGAGCTATATCAACAGACGGTGGCGAGACTTTGGAGACAGGGACAGACTGCGGAGACGGTGGTAGTTCAGCATATTATTACTGCTGGAACAATAGATGAGGATATTATGAAGGCTTTAGCAAGTAAGGATATGACACAAAATAGATTGATTGCTGCAGTAAAAGCGAGGGTAACACATGGCAGGTAAGAACCAATTTGAAGACCCATATGAAAGACTTGCGAATGCGATTATCCTTAGCGCGGTTGCTGATTACAGAGCCGCACTCAAAAAGGTAAAGCGTAATCCCAAAAGCAAGTCGGCAATAGATGAGGCTTTACAGATTGAGAAGTTTTTCAGAAGTTCGTGGTATCAACAGCTGACTTCGGTTGCTGGAGAATTCTTAATCCGTAAGCTTCAGGACGAAATAAGACAATCAGAGTAAATCCGAGGGAAATAACTTTTCGGAGGTGGCTTATGACGGCTAAAGAGTATTTGAAACAGGCATATCTGTTGGATAAGCAGATACAGGTTGAAGTGAAGGAGCTGGAACCGCTTCGTGAAATGAGAGGCACGATTCAGGGATGTTCTTATGGAGAAAAGATTGGTACCAATCCGAATAGAAATCTGGAAGCGCCGTTTATAAAGACCATTGAAAAGATATGGGATTATGAGCAGAGGATTGATGCACAGATAAACAGATTGGTAGACCTTCGTTCAGAAATTAATGCGGCGATTGAAAGTATGGAGAACCCAGAGGAAAGACTTCTTTTGAAATATCGTTATCTGAAAAACGAGAGCTGGGAAGATATTTCCTACGAGCTTAATGTATCATATCGCACAGTACATCGTATTCATGCATCAGCATTAAATAATTTTGTCGTACCGAAATAAGGTTGGCACACTTTGTCCCAACATGGCATAAGCATATATGTTAATATGATAGTGTAGAAATTGTACGACAGAGAAGAGCCTTGGAAGCCAAAAACTTCCGGGGCTTTTTGCGCGAGTAGCGATGAAAATGCCGAGCTTGCACGAGTATTTGAGGAGCACCGCGACAACGAGAAAAATTGTTTTCGAGTGGGAAAGAGGTGGATGCATTGCCATATAGAAGTAATATTCCTTGTAAACATCCTGGCTGTGCAGCACTGATTCCGCACGGTCAGATGTATTGTGAGAAACATAAGCCATTACATACAAAGGACAGAGCCCATGCATCAGAGCGTGGTTATGGTGCCAAATGGCAGCGAGAGAGAAAGAAGTTCTTAGAGAGCAATCCATTCTGTGTGAAGTGTTATGAAGAAGGTCATATTACTATGGCTACAGTCGTGGATCATATTATTCCACACCGTGGAGACCAGAAACTGTTCTGGGATAGGTCGAACTGGCAGCCTTTGTGTGAGCATCATCATAATGTAAAGACAATGACCGAGGATAGATTCAAGGAATATCGGTTCTGATGGAGCGAGGGTAGGGGGTATTTGAATCTCTACAGGCCTTAAGCTCCAAGACCGGCGCCCCCTCTTCTGTGCAAAATCGCGAAATAGAAGATGGGGGTATGAGTAAAAGGTTGTTATTGATGTGAAAACATAACATGATATTATATGATGTTACAAAATCATAACATTTCAGATTGACTTTTCTCATTTTTGTGATAAAATATTAGTAAGCAGAAATGGAGGGATTATCATGAATGAAATGTTAGGTAGCCGTATCAAGGCGTTGAGAAGTGCAAAAAATTTCACTCAAGAGCAGGTCGCTGATCAGATTGGTGTCAGCAGACAGAAGTATGCAAGAATTGAGAGTGGAGTCAATAGTGTTACTTTGGATATCCTTTCTAAGGTTGCTGAAGTTCTAGGCGTAACTGTGGGAGATATAACAAGAGTACTTGACGAGTCTCCGGTGGTTGAATATAGAGCAGGAGAGGAAGGCGCATCTTCTAAAAAGATATTTGATATGCTTGATTTGTTTTATGCGAATAAGCATATGTGTGCAAAGCTACAGCACAAGGATATGATTTAGGAGGGTTTGCATGCAGGATAGTAGGAAACGAGAAATCCGAATAAAAGCGGATTCATTTAGGGTGAAGTGTAAAATAAGCAGATATGGAATAATTGATCTGTTCAAAGAGTGTGAGAGACTTGGATATAAGCTATTAAGATATCCTCTCGGAGACAATGCTGATTTAGGCTTCGCAGTAAAGAAGGATAATGATATTATTATTTTTACAAATAGCTGTAGCAGATTATCCAGAGAAATCTTCACACTTGCACATGAAATTGGTCATGTGATATTGCATTTAAACGATGAAAGTTCATTTATTGACGATAGTATAACAATTAATGGTAGAAGTACTGATAAAAAAGAGCAGGAAGCAAATTATTTTGCAGCCTGTTTATTGATGCCGGCTGATGATGTAGGCAGATTTATTGATCTCGGGATTCAAGATTTCGGGGAAAAAGGTTTGTCAGCAATGGACATTGCTCGTATAATGTCAGAGTTTAATGTTAGCTTTGATATGGCATTAAACAGATTGGAGAGTTTAGGCATAATAGACCTAAAACAGAAGCTGTGTCTTGATAATGAGAGAATTATGAAAAAGGTTGGCAATTTGCTCCGAAGCGTTGGTGGCAATGCAAAGTTGAATGAACCAAGTAATGTGATTGATATACCACATGAGTATATTGATTATGTTATTTATAATTATAACCATAATGCAGTGCCAAAAGAAACGCTGGAAAAGGTGCTTGCATGTTATCAGCTTAGTATTGAAGATATTAGTGACAAGCTTGTTTCGTTTGATGACGATGACGGTGATGATGACTTGGATGATTTGATAGGAGGTTTGGAAGATTGAGAGCCTCTTTAGATACAAATGTTATTATCCATTTCTATAAGGCGAATCTTCAGAATATCTTGTTTGATTTTTTTGATGAAGGAGTGTTTATTTATGAACAGATTCGTAATGTCGAGTTGGAAAATCATGGGCAGGATGTAATCTCCAAGGTCGATTCTGATATTGCCGCAGGTAGGATAGAAATTTATACAAATCAGAAGCTAAAAGATTTGCAGGTATATAAAATTTTTGAACATAATGTCAATGAAAACAGAAATTTGTATGGTTCAGGTGATTTGGGCGAAGTATATGCAATATCATTAGCGCAAACCCTTGGTGCATACTCTCTTGTTACAGATGACACGAAGCAGGGTGGCCCTTATATGTCATTGTTACAATTTGAAGATGATATTATGCCATTTACATTTGCGGATGTCTTAATATTAAGGTATTTGATGGGAGTCGTTGATGAAAATCAGACTGTAAAAGATTTTGATCTTGTTAATAATTCATCAAATCTTAACTGGACATTTAGAAGTCAGGTTACGAAATTCATTAAACGATTTATTAAAGATCCTTATCGAAATGAAGATACCGAATGGATTCGTAAATTGTCTGAAACGTATGAGTTTAGCATAAAAGCTAAATTGTCTGCATTGAGTAAATTACTATAACATCAATGATTATTAATGAGGATCGTGTAGAAATACATGGTCCTTTTCTTATGCAAAAAATTAGGAAGGAGGGGATTCCAGTGGCAGGAAGAAAGCCAAAGCCTACAGCTTTGAAAAAGCTGGAAGGTAATCCGGGAAAAAGAAAATTGAATACGAAGGAGCCAATTCCGGCAAAGGGAATGCCTAACTGTCCGGAATGGTTATTACCTGAGGCTAAGAAAGAGTGGGAACGTTTAGCTGATTTGATGAATCAGATTGGGGTTCTTACGGAAGTGGATATGGCGGCATTTGCGGCCTACTGTCAATCTTATGCCAGATGGAAGGAAGCGCAGGAGCATATAGATTCTGAGGGGTCGACCTTTGAAACGGATAAAGGATATCAGCAGCAGACACCTTGGGTTGGTATTGCAAATACCAATCAGAAGCTGATGCTGCAGGCGGCATCCGAGTTTGGACTTACGCCTTCATCCAGGTCACGTATTGTGGCTGGTAGTGCAAAGGGTAAGGAGCCGGAAGATGAGATGGAGGCATTGCTTGGGGGTGATTCTTAGTGGCAAAGGAACCAAGACCAAAGGGATATCCGAAGCTTAAGAATTATAAACCTTCCCAGTTCATGCTTCCGACTTCACATTATGATAAGAAGAAAGCAGACAGGGCAGTGACCTTTATTGAGAATCTTTGTCACACCAAAGGTAAATGGGCAGGAACACCATTCTGGCTATTACCGTGGCAGGAGCAATTGATAAGAGATATATTCGGGATTGTAAAACCTGATGGGAACAGGCAGTTCCGCACTGCATTTGTGGAGATATGTAAGAAAGTAGGTAAGAGCGAATTAGCAGCAGCTGTCGCTCTTTATTTATTGTATGCGGACAATGAGCCTTCCGCAGAAGTGTATGGTGCAGCGGCTGACAGACAGCAGGCATCCATCGTATTTGATGTGGCAAAACAGATGGTAGAGATGTCACCGGCTCTGATGAAAAGAAGTAAGCTTATGGGAGCCACCAAGCGTATTGTGAATTATAGCAATGCCGGTTACTATCAAGTGCTGTCAGCGGAGGTTGGTGGTAAACATGGATTTTCGGTAAGCGGTTTGGTATTCGATGAAATTCATACCCAGCCAAACAGGCAGCTGTATGATGTTCTTACCAAGGGCTCATCGGATGCAAGACAGAATCCGCTTCACTTTATTATAACGACTGCAGGTAATGATAGACATTCCATTGCTTATGAGCTTCATACGAAGGCGGTGGATATCTTAGAAGGCAGACGTGTGGATCCAACTTTTTATCCTGTGGTCTATGGACTTAAGGATGATGAGGACTGGGAAGATGAAGAAAACTGGTATAAGGTAAATCCTTCTCTTGGATATACCGTTGATATTGAAAGACTCAGAGATGCATACAGGGAAGCAAAGCAGAACCCGGCGGATGAGGTTACTTTCAAATGGCTTCGATGCAATATGTGGGTGAGTTCAACCGTTGCATGGATTCCAGATGCGATATATATGAGAGGAAATGAATCAATTGAGGCGGCTTCACTTGAAGGAAGAGACTGTTATGCAGGACTTGACCTTTCAAGTACAGGGGATATTACAGCTTTAGTATTGATATTTCCGCCGAGAGATGAAAATGAAAAGTATGTGCTCTTGCCGTACTTCTGGATTCCTGAGGAAACCATACCTAGAAGAGTGAAAGCTAATTCAGTTCCCTATGATATTTGGGAAAAACAAGGCTATATCATGTCTACAGAGGGAAACGTGATTCATTACGATTTTATTGAAAAGTTCATCATGTACCTATCAGAGAAATATCACATTTTGGAAATAGCGGTGGATAGATGGAATGCGACTCAGATGATTCAAAATTTGGAGGGCGAAGGTTTTACCATTGTTCCTTTTGGTCAGGGATTTTCTTCAATGTCAGCTCCGACGAAAGAATTCTATCGCTTACTGATGGAGGGAAGAATTATTCACGGTGGGAATCCAGTGCTTAGATGGATGGCGGGTAATGTTGTTATTGACACAGATCCTGCTGGCAATATTAAAGTAACCAAAGCTAAATCTAAGGAGAAGATAGATGGCATTGTTGCCGCAATTATGGCGCTTGATAGATGTATACGTCAGGAAGGGCAGAGTGGCAGCGTTTACGATGAGAGAGGATTGTTGGTATTTTAAGGAGGGTGTATGGGATTTTTCAGTAATTTATTTCGGGGAAGGGATGCTCCTTCTAACAGCACAGCTGGAAGCGGGTATGGATTCTTTATGGGGAGTACGGCTTCCGGGAAGAGGGTGAATGCACGGAGCGCCATGCAGATGACTGCTGTGTATTCCTGTGTGAGGATTCTTTCTGAGGCAGTGGCGGGTCTGCCATTGCAGTTTTACAGGTATAACGATAATGGCGGTAAGGAAAAGGCGGTGGATCATCCGCTCTATTTTCTGCTGCATGATGAGCCGAATCCGGAGATGACTTCTTTTGTGTTCCGGGAGACTCTAATGACGCACTTGCTTTTGTGGGGGAATGCGTACAGTCAGATCATCCGGAATGGAAAGGGTGAAATTGTGGCTCTTTATCCGCTGATGCCCGACCGGATGACGGTGGACAGGGATGAGCATGGCAGGCTTTATTATGAGTACCTGGTTTATGACGGGGATGATGTGGATGGCAGAACCGGGACGGATCCGAAAGCGAGTGGAAAGATTGTGCGTCTGCATCCGGCGGATGTGTTGCATATTCCGGGGCTTGGGTTTGACGGACTGGTCGGATATTCACCTATTGCCATGGCGAAGAATGCGATCGGGCTTGCCATTGCTGCGGAGGAGTATGGAAGCAAGTTTTATGCCAACGGTGCCGCTCCGTCAGGAGTGCTGGAGCATCCGGGGACTTTGAAGGATCCGGGCAGGGTGCGGGAGAGCTGGCAGTCCACTTTCGGGGGAAGCAGCAATGCCAATAAGGTTGCTGTCCTGGAAGAGGGAATGAAGTATACGCCGATTTCCATTGCACCGAATGAAGCACAGTTTCTGGAAACAAGGAAGTTTCAGATTGATGAGATTGCCAGGATTTTCAGGGTGCCGCCGCATATGGTCGGGGATCTGGATAAGTCCAGTTTCAGCAACATTGAGCAGCAGTCTTTGGAGTTTGTGAAGTATACACTGGATCCCTGGGTGAGCCGGTGGGAACAGGCAATGGTCAGGGCTCTGCTGTCTGCGGAGGAAAAGAAGAAGTATTTCTTTAAGTTCAATGTGGATGGGCTGCTCAGGGGTGATTACCAGTCAAGGATGACCGGTTATGCCACGGCAAGACAGAATGGATGGATGAGTGCCAATGATATCCGGGAACTGGAAAATATGGACCGGATCCCGGAAGAACTTGGCGGCGATCTGTATCTGATCAATGGAAATATGACGAAATTACAGGATGCCGGTATCTTTGCCGGATCTGGAAAGGGGAAGGATACTGGTGAAGAAGTTTTGGAACTGGAAAAAGAAAGCGGTAAATTTGGAAAGCGGACAGGAAGCTGAGGAAAGAATCCTGTTCATGAACGGAGTTATCGCTGAGGACAGCTGGTTTGACGATGATGTCACGCCGGCTCTTTTTAAGGATGAACTGAATGCAGGGACAGGGGACATTACCCTGTGGATCAACAGTCCGGGCGGGGACTGTGTTGCCGCAGCGCAGATTTTTAACATGCTGTCGGAATATCCGGGGAAGGTTACCGTAAAGATTGACGGGCTTGCGGCATCTGCTGCGTCTGTCATTGCAATGGCCGGAACTGAGGTATGGATGAGTCCGGTAAGCATGATGATGATCCATAATCCGGCGACGGTTGCGTGGGGTGACCATTCGGAGATGAAGAAGGCTATGGAACTTCTGGATGCGGTGAAAGAATCTATCATCAATGCTTATGTACGGAAAACGGGACAGAGCAGGGCGAAGCTGTCACATCTGATGGATGCGGAAACGTGGATGGATGCGAATAAGGCTGTGGAGCTTGGCTTTGCGGATGACATCCTGTTCCAGAAAGAGGAACAGGGCAGTGAAGGCGAAAATGGAGATCCAGGTGCTGGCCGTACAGAAAACGGGACGTCTGATTCTGTAATGTTTTCCAGACGGGCAGTGAATAATGCGCTGATGAATAAGCTGGAGAGGTATTATGGAAAGACCGGAAAATCCGTGAAAGACCAGGCGGAAATTGGCTTGAATGGAAATGGTGCTGGTATGCAGGGGACTGGAATAAGTGGAAGTGCCGGTGCTGAGGGGGACGATCCCTGTAATGGATGTTTCGGGGCGGCGGAGAATGCCTGCCAGAAGTGTGAAAAGAAGAAAGTGAATACGAATGTTACAGGGCGTTCTGCAGATGATCTGCGTGAACGCTTAAATTTTATCAAAAAATATATCTGAGGAGGATACGGATTATGACGATTCAGGAATTAATGGAGAAGAGAGCTAAGGTTTGGGAAGCTGCAAAGAATTTTGTGGATACCCATGAGAATGAAAACGGGGTGCTGTCTGCGGAGGACAGTGCAACCTATGAGAGAATGGAAGCGGAGATTGAGGATCTGACAAAGGCGATTGACCGCCACCGCAAGGCTGAGGAAATGGAAAAGAACCTGAACCAGCCGGTAAACCAGCCGCTGACCGGGAAGCCTTATGCAGGCGGCCAGGGTGAGTCAAAGACAGGACGTGCTTCTGATGAATACCGCAGGGCAATGCTGAATGCACTGAGAAGCAACTTCCGCCAGGTTTCTAATACCCTTCAGGAGGGCGTGGATGCCGATGGTGGTTATCTGGTTCCGGAAGAGTATGACAGAAGGCTGGTTGATGTTCTGAATGAAGAAAATATCATGCGCCGTCTTGCCACAAGAATCGTGACTTCCGGGGAGCATAAGATCAATATTGCGGCTACCAAGCCGGCGGCAAGCTGGATTGAGGAAGGCGGGGCGCTGACTTTCGGGGATGCGACTTTTGACCAGAAGATCCTGGATGCACATAAGCTTCATGTGGCGATCAAGGTAACTGAGGAACTGCTTTATGACAATGCCTTTAATCTGGAAAATTACATCCTTGTTCAGTTTGGAAAGGCACTTGCCAATGCGGAAGAGGATGCCTTCCTGAACGGAAACGGAACAGGGAAGCCGACCGGTATTTTTGACGGAACAGGCGGCGGACATCTGCTGAATACACTGGCTGCGGCACTGAAATCAGATGACATGCTGGATCTGGTGTATGGCCTGAAACGTCCGTACCGTAAAAATGCATCCTTTATCATGAATGATGCAACACTGCCTTCTCTTAGAAAGCTGAAGGACAATAACGGTGCTTATATCTGGCAGCCGGCTTATCAGGCAGGAGAACCGGACAGGATCCTGGGTTACAAGGTGGAGACTTCTGCCTATGCACCGAAGGACGGCATCGCTTTTGGGGATTACAGCTATTACAACATTGGTGACCGAGGAAACAGATCCTTTAAGCAGCTGAATGAACTGTTTGCAGGCAACGGGATGATCGGCTTTGTTGCAAAGGAACGCGTGGACGGAAAACTGGTTCTTCCGGAAGCAGTGCAGATTATGAAACTGAAGGCAGACTGATTTTATGAATAAAGGGACCGGCAGGAGAAGTACAGGTCTGCCGGTTCTGTTTTGAGGTGATGCAGTTGGCAGTGACAGTGGAAGAGATGAAGAATTACCTGCGTGTGGATTTTGAGGATGATGATGCGCTGATCGGGGATCTGATCAGGCAGGGGCAGCAGATCTGCATGGATGTGGCAAGGATCACGGATGAGGATGAGTTTGAAGACCTGCAGGGGACGAAGATTGCCGTGCAGTATGCGGCTGCCTATCTGTATGAACACAGGGAGGAAGCGGATCACCATCAGCTGGTGATGGATCTGCGGAGCATGCTGTTTGGAGTGCGGAAACCGGGATTCTGAGGTGGTTGGTTTGAATATTGGATTGATGAATGAGAAAGTTGTTTTTCAGAAATGTTCTGTTGTAAAGGACGGGATCGGAAATCACAGGAATGAGTGGACAGAGGATTACTGCTGTTTTGCTACGATAGGCGGTGAGGGGCTTGCCAGTTCCAGGGAAGCGGAAACTGCAGGGACTGTGGTGGAGGATGTGGGAATGACTGTGACGGTGCGGTACTGTAAAAAGACTGCAGGCATCCGGTCTGTTACCCACAGGATCCTGTTTCGGGATCAGGTGTATGACATTGTGAGTGTGGATCATCTGAATTATAAGAAGAAGTGTCTGAAATTCACATGCAGGAAGGTCCGGAGGTGAGACATGGCAGGAGACAGATGTACAGTCAGCCAGATGGCAGATGTGATCATGGAAGGGCTGGAAGAGTACGCACAGCTTGCGGCGGATGATATGAAAAAAGCAGTAAAGAAGGCAGGCGCACAGGCGAGAAAAGACATCCAGGAAAATGCCCCTGTGAAGACCGGTGCCTATGCAAAGAGCTGGGCGGCGAAGACCACGAAGGAAACTGCCAATGCGATGGAAATCGTGGTGTATTCCAGGAACAGGTACCAGCTGGCCCATCTGCTGGAGTTCGGCCATGCGCTGAGAAAAGGCGGCAGGACAAGGGCATTTCCCCATATTGCGCCTGCTGAGGAAAGGGCTGCGCAGACTCTGGAACGGGAAGTAGAGAAGGCACTGAGGTGATGGCGGGAGGTGAAAGCATATGACACTGGAAGAACTGGCAGGGATGCTGGAAAAGGCTGGTTTTCCTTTTGCTTATGACCATTTTGCGGAAGGGGAAAGCCCGGATCCGCCGTTTATCTGCTATCTGCTTCCCGGCAGTGATAATTTTGCGGCAGACGGACGGGTATACTTCCGGATCAGTGAAGTAAGGATAGAGCTATACACGGACCGGAAGGATCCCGGGGCAGAAACTCTGGTGGAAACAGTTCTGGATGATGCCGGGATTTTTTATAATAAGTCGGAGGTCTGGATCCAGAGCGAAAAGCTGTATGAGGTGCTGTACAGTATGGAACTGTAATGATTTGTTTAATGATGGAGGGATAATATGTCTGATAAGAATAACAAGGTAAAGTATAACCTGAAAAATGCGCATTACGCTTTACTGACGATCGGGGAGGAGGGGACGGTGTCCTATGCAGCACCAGTGCCGCTTCCGGGGTCCGTATCACTGTCCCTGGATGCCAACGGGGAGCCGGAGAATTTTTATGCAGATGGCATTGCGTATTATGTAATCAACAACAATATGGCTATGACGGGGATCTGGAGCTTGCACTGATTCCGGAGAGTTTCAGGACAGATGTACTGAGAGAGAAGCTGGATGCCAAGGGCGTTCTGATTGAAAACTCGGATGCAGAACTGGCACTGTTTGCCCTGCTTTTTGAGTTCGACGGGGACGTGCGTCATATCCGCCACGTGATGTATAACTGTTCAGCTTCCCGTCCGAAGATCGAGGGCAAGACCAACGAGGAGAAAAAGGAAGTGCAGACAGAAACACTGACTATCAAGGCTACACCATTGGCGGATGGAAAGGTGAAGGCGAAGACAGGGAATACTACGGATGCAACTGTTTATGCAGACTGGTACAAGTCGGTGTATCTGCCGGCTGCAGATCCGGCTTCCTTGCAGGAAGCTGATGGTGGAAAATCTGTTGTGAGTGCTACTGGAAATGGAAAAGCACTGAGCTGAGGGGGATTCAGATATGAGTATGATGAAGAAGATTGAGATTGACGGGAAGGCGGTTGCTTTTAAGGCTTCTGCCGCTATTCCGCGTATTTACAGGATTAAGTTCCAGAGGGATATTTATAAGGATCTGTCTGCTTTGGAGAAGGCAATAGGGAAGGATAGCGGGAACAGCGAGGATGTGAGCAGTCTGGATCTGTTTTCCCTTGAGATGTTTGAGAACATTGCGTATGTGATGGCGAAACATGCGGATCCGTCTATCCCGGATAATCCGGAGGAATGGCTGGATGAGTTTAACACGTTCAGCATTTATCAGGTTCTGCCAAAGCTGATCGAGCTGTGGGGAATGAACATTAGGACGGATGTGGAGGCTAAAAAAAACTTCATGCAACAGACCGCGAAATGACAACTCCCCTGTTTCTTCTCCGGTGTGTGCAGCTGGGGATTTCCATCCGGGATCTGGATCTGCTGACTATCGGGATGGTGAATGATATGTTTGTGGAGAGCAGGAACGATGAGTATAAGGGATGGAGACAGGTTGCCACACAGGAGGATTTCGACAGGTTCTGATATAAGATTTTATTGAGAAAAGAAAATTATTATTTTTATAGATTTTGTTAAGAAAATTGTAGATTAAAGATTTGAGTTGAGGTATAATATATAAATTATATAAATCTAGGGGGTGGTTAAATGGTATTTAGCAAGGCAAAATTGTTTAAAAACAATCAATCGAGTCATGGAACTGTATGTGTAGTTCCTTATAATGATAATATAGAATACTATACATTCCTCAAACAACAAAGAGAAGTAGGTAACAAACAAATAATCATTACATCTGATATAATGATTAATATTATTCGAAAAGTATGTTTGGAAAGAAAGTTTCACATCTATAAAATAGTATTAGCTGAGGAAGATTCAGAAATAGAATATGAATTAGATAAGCTAATCACGCAGGTGCAGAATAATGCGGCTTATTTTGGAGACTTGATTGAAAAAATCCAATTTTTGTCAGAACAGTCCTCAATAGATTTGGCAAGAGTATATATGAAGGGACATTTTTCGAACGGTTTTACACCTAATTTATATGTTCAAGCAAATGGGATTTTGGGGGTAAATAGTGAATCATTTGACGAATTGACACAAGAGATAAGCACCGTTGTTGAGAGGTGTTTGGCAGGATGGTAAAAGGAATATGGAAACTGGTTACGCCTATAATAAGTGCTATAATTGGTATTTATGCAACAAATACATTCAATGTATTTGCTCTATTACCATTTGTTCCTGATGAACATTTGTTTGATATATGCATTACAGTTTATTTTGCGATTGCTGATATAATCATTGAGCTAATAGCGGAATTGATAACAAAATCAGTTAAGAATTTTTTTACTTCTGAACTAGAGGTTATTATGGGGGTACCAGGTGCAAATACGAATTTAACATCTAATGCGATAATGACTTTCAATTCTCAGAGCTTGGCGGAAGCCATTATAAAAGTAAATATTCGTGGAAGAAAAAAACATTTTAAGGGTGTTGAATTAGTTATAAAAAAGCCGGCATTTGCGGAAATGCAAGCAGTATCAAGTAGAAGAGAAGTCTATGTAGATGATGATTACCATGTTAATTTGGAAGCACTTTTTGGAAATGGTGATCGGATTGAAAGCAAACAAGAATTTCGAATTGCTTTAATCCAAGATGCAGTAGATGGAAATACTGAAGCTACAATTTACCCAGAGTTAAGCATAAAAAAATGTAATATTATTTTTAAACGTAATAGTGCAAAATTAAGAACAGGGAGAGAATAATGGCATCAACGACAAGATGGCGGGATACGGTAGTAGAAAATATTGATCAAGCTATACAAAAATTAATAGATGACGTGACTGA